TAAACCTTGATCAGTTTGTTTTATTTTAAAAACTTGAGTATTATAAGTTTTATATTCAAAAAATAATACCTGCACTGTATTAGGATCATAGGTCTGCCAACCATACATAGTTTGAGAACTATAACCTTGAGTTTCTTGTATTTTAGTTAATTCTGCTTCTGATAAACCAGGAAATCTTTTTGCAACCTCTGGTATAGTCATTGCTTTAACTTCACCTACATAATATATATCTTCAAAATTTGGATCTTCTGTGTAAGAATATATTAAATAAGCTGGATCGACATAATCTACTGTTACTCCATTAGCTTTATTCCAGCTAGTTTTTACAGCGCCTATACCTAATGTAACTAAGTCTTGATTAAATCTTCTTTTAATATTTTCAAATCTATTCTTGCTAAGTTCATTATTTATAACTTCTTCTTCAGCAATTTCAATTGATTGTTTGTAAGAAAGCTGCATGTGTAAATCTAATTCTTCCTTAGATTCAGGCAGTTTTGCTTTATCAGTTTGATACTCATCTAGACCTAAAGTATCTTGCAAACCATCAAGATAAGGTTTAGCTGCCATATCTTGCATTATAGCTGTAGCATAATCAGTTCGCTTTTTTAACGCTACTGGATCTTGAGCAAACGCTTTTATTTCATAATCTTTATTAGATAAACCATTAACAACAATATCTACAAATTTAGCTATAATAGGTACAGGTTTCCAGTCTAAATTAAGATATGATAAATCACCATTTATAGATAATTCATCTTTATATTTTTGAACTGGTTGTTCGCCTTTAGCATATAATCTTCTTTGATGAAATAAGTTATAAGATAACGCGAAACGTGTACCATTACCTCCTTG